ATCAGATGCAATAACAATATCTTTAAGTAATGAAGCTCATACTCTCCCAACAACAAACACAGGAGTTGTAACATACACCGGTTCTGGTACGACAATAGAAGTTTATGAGGGAAATAATCAGTTAATAATAGATAGAAATTCTCCATATTCTCCAGGAACATTTAGAGTTTCTCATATTGGACAATATATAACTCCTGGAACAGAATCTGGGAGTAATGGTGATACAACAATTACATTTGGTGATCACTCTTCAATGACGGCAAATTTGGCCTTTGTCACATATTCGATTACTGTTGTTGATTCTTTTGGAAATGAAAAAACATTTGATAGAATTCAATCACTTTCGAAGAGTATTCAAGGAGACGATGGTCCTCAAGGTATTCCTGGTGGAGACGGTTCTGATGGTACTGATGCGAGAGCAGTGAATTTAACGGTTGATTACCAAGCAATCGTATATAATCCAGATGGAGAAAACCCTTCTCCAGCTTCAGCTACTGTTACAGCAACCGCTTTAAATACATCTGGTACTGTTTATTATGAATTTTTCCTTGATGATGTAAGTCAGCAAAATACGACATCAAATACTTATTCTTATACTTCTCAGTCTGATAATGCTAATATGCCAGATAAAATAGAAGTATATATTCGTGAAGGAAGTTCTTCTGGATCTATTTTAGCAAGAGATCAAATAACTATATATGGAGTTGTTCCAGGTGCAGACGCAATAACAATATCTTTAAGTAATGAAGCTCACACTCTTCCGACAACAAACACGGGAGTCGTAACATACACTGGTTCTGGCACAACAATAGAGGTTTATCAAGGAAGTACAAAATTATATATAGATCAAAATCCATCTTATGATAATGGGTCTTTCCGTGTTTTATCATCAGGCACAAATATAACCC